CGTGGCAGCACCATAATTACCAGCCGTGGCAGCACCTCTATAACCAGCCGTGGCAGCACCATAATTACCAGCCGTGGCAGCACCTCTATCACCAGCCGTGGCAGGTTTCCCCGGTTTCGCATTACACTCGTTAGTACACCGTTCCTTGACATAAGATACAGCTGCTTTCACAAGCCCCCTTATATCAAGCTCAGCACCTATTCTAATTTTTGAAGAGCAAACCTTGTCGCTTTCTGAATCGTCTATTTTACCGCTCTGTTCAACCTCACAAAACCTTGACCCGGCTGGCGCATAGTAACCAAAAACATCCAGAGGATAAGGACACGCATGAAAACCTTTCTCGCATGCCTTTATGTCGCCTGTTTCTTCATACTCCTTACCTACCTTATACTTAAATCCTCTACAAGATAAATCCTTATCAAATGCTTTATAAGCCTTTATTTTCTGTTCCATGATATTGTTTATTTTTCGTTATTTTGATATTGCGATAATTTTTTGTTCAAAGATCGGGCATTCTCTTCTGCCCAACAGGTGTATTCCATGAAGCCTGTAGCATGGCTTTTCGGGAATCGAATCGTATTTACGGTTATGGCACAACGGCGGCAGATGCGATGTATATTGTATTTACCTTTTACACCGTAACATACCACAGGATAACCGTCAGCAGTTTTCATGTTCCGCCTTTTTCCTTCGTTTCAGCTTTCTGATGAAAGCCTTGACCTTGTTCCTAACCATCTCTGTTATTTTGTCCGCATCCTCGGCAAAGGCACACTGGTAAACCATATCCGTGCTTTTTGACATGAAGTCCACCTGAGCTTTGGCGGCTTTCCCGCATTCGGAAACCTTGTCAAACATCTCTATACGGTAATCAGGATGATATTTTTTTAAAATCTCGTTACAGTCCATCGTAAAGGTCTCAACCATATCGCACAGCATGATGATACTGTTGGTAAGGACGTTTATCTCTTCCCTGTCCTCTTCCGACATTTCACGCATGAAATTATCCATGGATTCCGACATCCCCTCATATTCGGAAAGGTATTGGTTTATGACACGTGTTTCTATACCGTCCATAATCTGTTTGAGTTTCATTGCCTCCATATAGCGGTGTGACCTGAGAAAGGAAGCGTGCCTTTCCCTCAGCTTCAGCATCTGCCTGTCCTCATTGATCATCTTTTTCATCCGTTCCACCACATCCGCGGGGAGGTCGTTTACGGTTAGCTTATTTCTCATGGATTGCCCCCTTTCTTGTTGTTTGTATTCTTGTTTCCGTCCTCTTTTTTCGCTCTGTCAATCCATCTTTGGAATTTGGCAGCTACAAGAGGACAGTGTATGCGCAGGTTTCTGTCGCGTTCCGCTTCCCATTCACGTATCTTTGTCTGCATCTCGATATTCATAATTTTCTCCTATTTCGTTATAATTCTTTTTTTTGAAAACTATTGCATATTTGCCCATATATGTCACAAGCACACACTCTATGCCCTTTAGCCTTACAATACGCAGAATTATCCCCAAAGTCCGAGGCATTCTTGCAATTCCGGCATTTGACATATACAATTCCCGGTTTTACTTTCTTTGGCATACTCATGGTGACATCAGCATTTTTCTGGCTTCCTCATCTCCGGATTCAGCCCGGCGTTTCAACTCTTGATATTCAGCATAAGAGATTCTGTTATTTCCACGCTCTTCTATTTCTTTTTCACGTTGGATTCTGTATTGTTCACGCTCATGCCGATCAATGTCAATCCTACGTTCCTTAACATACTCCAGAAGAGAGCATGAAATCTTCATCGGACCAATAGAACCATAAAATTGCCCATATTTCCCTAATTTGAATCTGGATATGAAGTTGCATATTTCAGCCAAATTCATCCAATAGTATTCACCTAGGACAAGAATACAAAGTTCATCCAGTTGTGTGTCGGTTATACCCTTTCCCTGCTCGGCGTAATCGTTAAGGCTGTCAAACTGTACTTTCAGCCACCTAAGTGCGTTGTCTTCACCATACACAGAACGGATGTTTGCAAGCGAAGGTATGTTATCATTCAAGGCAATATCCGCAAGTGTAAGATTTGATTTTGCCAGCTTGCCTTGCAAATCAGGATTGTAATCAACCGCCATCCGGGATGGTGTTGGGTATTTCTCCAGTAGAGCCAACTGCTTTTCGTTTAGCTTCTTGTTCTGCAAGGAATTTTGCATCCGCTTCTGCGAACTCAGCCATGAGTCTAGATTTTCTCCGCTCAGAATCAATTCGCTTCTGCTCGTAGATGTCTGTATTTTGTCTTGCTCCATAATTTTTTAATTCAAATAATCCCGCATAATTACTTGCAATCGACTGCTCAACCACAAGCCTTGCTTTATTGCAATCATTTCCACTCAATGTTAGCAATCGGTTGTAGCACATTTTTAGGGATTTTTCCGATTTATAGTTTTCTTTTCTTTCTCTCTTGTATTCAAGCCATTCCTTGAATATGCCCTTAAAATCTTCCGAAACAAAAGACAAATCAACTTCCTTGTTTTGGGGAATTGTTTTCTTATCTCCGTTAGGAGATTCTTTATCTATATCATTTTCATTATCATTTTCATTAAGCTTGTTTTGGGTTGTTTGGGTTGAGTTTAACCCACTGGGTTGTTTGGGTTGTTTTGATTTGGCATTGCAATTCCCTATAGGAGCACCACCTTTACGCCCGTTGTTTCGGTTTCTCTCGACAATGCCATGATATTTAGTTTCGTCTATCTCAAATTGATTGATGAAAAAACCCAATGCCATATCAATGTCCTCCTCTACCGTAACCTCCTCGCCAAGTTGATACTTGAAAATTGCACGAAATAATCGCCCAAGCTGTTTGTCTGATAATCTTGATATAGGTTTGTAGAAAGATTTATATATGATAAAACTATCCTTTGTCATTGCTTAATCTTTTAGGTGTTCTGTTAAGGTTTCCAATTGCCCAATGATATATGGTTTGACATCATCGCTGCAATTGACAACGAAGTCAATAATCTGTTCTGACAACTTATGCCATTCGTTTAATTCGTTTTGTTCCATAAACAGTTTAGTATTATAATTCAACTTCCTCAATTATAAATTCTATCCTTGGATTAAGCTTATCAATCAGCTTTCGTGCATTAATCTCCATACATTGCCGATCGTTCTTTATCGCCTTGCATCCTTGTAGACAGTCAAGTAAAATTTTGAAAGCATTATCAAGATCAGGACGCAAATTTTCGTGATACACATCCACTGTTAGTTTAAAGAAACCTTTTATATTCTTGCCCCTTAATCCACATTGTGCGTAGAAAGTTTGTTCATACTTTTTAAGTACATTCTGTTTTGCTAAAGAACCGTGCCCGTATAATGCTACTATCTTGTAACAATTCGACTTTGAAGGGATTTTTCCCCTTATAATTTGTTTATCGTATATCATAATCCAAAATATCTATTTGCCGCCAGCTCATCGTGTTGACGGATTGTTTCTACTATTTCCTTTTGCTGTTTACGGAAATAACGGTCATTGTCATACCTGCTATGGCATTCAGGACAGCCAATTCGCAAGTTCCATTCTTCCGTAATGTATTCAGGATAAAGTGATCTAGGTAACAGGTGCATCAACTGTGGTGTGGATGTATATTTGTGGCAAATACAGCAATACTGCGGTAGATCCCTTTTTATCCTTGCAAGTTTACGGTTTATTGTACTTTGTTTTTTGCTTATATGTTTCATTCCAATTAAAAGCCCTGAAGCGTATTCTCCAGGGCACAACCATTATTTATTAATCCATGCCATTTAGTGTGGCTCACATTTATGAGGGATAAGCAGGAGTCGAACCTACACAAGTATCGTCTGATTTCTCGCTTTCGTCCGTAGATTGGCTATCCTGCGATCTTTAAACTACTCAACAAATGTATTACTCTCAGCTACGGTCTTGATGACTTCCATTTCTATGTACACTTGAAATTTCCATTCATTAGTCTTAGCACCCTATGACCATTTTATCCCATATTTGCCCACCCTATCTTCACAGACCGAGCAGGTATGTAAACAAATACACTTAATCAAAATTAAAATTATCCTCACCGTTAGGTTCTTCGTCCGGCATATCATTACCGAAATCCATCGGTATGAACCAATCTGAAATAAACTCTTCCATAACTAAATCAAATCAATTATTTTGGTTTTAACAATTGCATCCAATCTCATATCAGACAAACCTTGTGAAAGGTGTTGTTCCATCAAAGTGTTTGCCTCCTTTAAATCCTTTGCGCAAACCAAATTATAGTATTTCAATTCTTTCTCATTGCCGTTCTCATCAATCTGAGTATCTACAATGGTAGCCTTGAAGAATGGCTTGTCTTCTGTCTTTTCGTTGATTATCTCAATGATGTTTGAACGTGAAATGGAGAAGACATCAGATTCCATATTATCGGATGCGTACTGTTCAAGCCCTTTGGCTTCCGCTTCTGCAAAAAGTGAGCAGTCTGTAATGAAGTGTTCTTTTACTTCTTTTTCAAGACCGTCCTTGTTAGGTTTCATCACCTTTAACTTTACCTCGTAATACATATCATTCCTCCTTTGTCTTGTTACGTTCCTTAATCATTGCATCAGCTATTTGGTAAGCTGATTTAGCCTGTCCTTTATAGTAGTAGTTTGTAACACTAACTTCTTTGGACGGGAAAAACAATGTGACAATCCTGTTCCATAAAGTTCTCCTGCGTTTTGCTGTCATCATCATGCACTTCATTGCTTCAAGCGCAATATGATCGCGCGAAATATTCGATTCCATAATTTTATTGCTTTAATTGATTAATAATTTGTCTTTTGATTTTCTTGTACAGCTTCCCGACAAAACGTCCATGCTTCTCTGTTCCGTCATCGGGCAACTCGTTTTTATAAATATGAAGAAGTAACTGGATGAGAAGCACTTCTTGTTTTGTCAAAGTAAGTTTCATGATAATAACCTAAAGGAGCGATTCTATATCGCAAAGTTCAGCATATATCAACATCAGCCATACTATTATTTGTAACAGGATAGCCATATAATTATCACTGTCATTCTTATAAAACAATATCAAGAAAGATATTGCCATAATGATAAAGGCACTAATTCGTATAATCATTGTTTCAGATATGAAATTTGTTTTGTTCGACCTCTATCTCCATCAACTGAATCAAACGTTCTTCGTCTGGAGATGGGATATATATGCCACATTGGGCACTCGAAAAATTCCGAAACCGCTCAATAGTTAGGCTCATCTCCGCGCTGTCAAGATCAGAAGAACTTCGTAGATACTTTATCCGACCCAAAAACTTGTCTTCTCTCTCACGGACGAAAGTGTCTTTGTTGCAGAGAATCTTGTAATAGTTCCGCTTTACATATTCCATCGTTTCACCGATTTGGCAACCGAAATAAGCAAGGCAGACATGAAGGTATTTGTTCTGATTTAAAGATCTTTGCGGTTTCTTTTCCGTCAATTCAAACACCTTCTGTTCCTTTATCAACTTCTCCAGCTTCGCTCTTGCCTGCTGGACGTGGAGAGGATTAGAGCCATCGTACTTCATCAGAAGGGCAAATCTAGATCATTATCCGACACGCTAGGAGCATTATTTATATCCTCTGGGGTGGGTGATGTATTCTGAGGTATAAACTCTTTGAGGTCCCCGCAGATATAGTTCCTTCCTTCTACCCGTTCCTCCTTTTTAGGGGAACAAGTGATGAAATGCGTATGCCCAAACTGGGATTTCTCTTTGCGTTCGATAACAGCCACATTCACATAGATTCTTTCAACTCCATCTTTACACTTAATTTTCTTCATCTGCTCACGAGGTATATCAGAGAGACAGATAGAACCACTTAAAATTGCCATAATTATATTGTTTTTAATGTTACACTTCCAACTACTGGAATCTCTCTTAAATATTTCTTATACAAATCAGGATAATCTTTCTCAAACGCCTTCTTGTCGAAATCCTTTCTGATAGTATCCTTTTTGCGAGTAAATGATATGATATCACCTTTCCAACTATATTCACCGGCTTCTACCATAGCCATCATAACGCCATCAGTTATTTCTTTCTTTTTATCAGACCAGTATTTTGCCTGTGACACAATTTCCTGTATTGTCCTCTCCATCTTTCGGTACTCGTCAGGAAGAGTAACAGGGGATATGGAATAGGGATTCACAAACTGTCTGCCTTCCGAATCACATTTCAACAGATTTATTACAATTTCTGATGGTATTCTCTCGACTTCCACTATCTCATGGTTTTTACCTCTCAACCATATACCTATAAGCCTTACCGCATTGCATCCCGGATTCTGCAACTCAAAAAGGTATGCATATATACTCAACTGCCATCTTACAGATTCCTTGTCAAGCACGTAAGTGGTCTTTATATCACCTAAAGTAAAATCCGTATCATTTTCGCGATAAACCTTATCGATACAGCTTGCATAGTGCTCATTGTCAGATACAAGATATTCGGAACATTCGTACCTCAATCCCCAATCATCTTTCAGTTCCTTATATCCTTGTGCTTCATCGCTGTCATGAGTTATCCCAATATCATCGACAAGTTCGCATATACTGTGGATCATAGTACCTCTTTCAGCCGCTTTCCTTAACACGTCTTCGGGAACATCACGGTATTTATCGGGGAAAAGCTGTCTGCCTATCACGGAAGTAATACCGCTTAGTTCCTTATCCCCTAGCATATAAGTATGTTCATCGGGATTGAAAACGACTTGTGATTTGATTAGTTTCATTTCAGTTCTCCTTTCCTTCTTGTCACCGCTTCAACAAAACGTTTGTCACTCTGTAATTCCTTATAATTTCCCCATACTACCTGTAATGTCTCGATTGACAGGCTTGATCTTACTTCCTGCAATGCCATCGCAAGGAAATCCGTTTCCTCAGGTGTTGTACTATCAGGGTCCTTTTGCTCTTCTGTAGGAATCAGGAACAATTGAAGCAAAGAATATTTCAACGCTATGCTCATTGCTTTATTCATTCCTTTATCGCCTGCGTCCATTGCTTCACCCACATTTACAGTTTCCACAAAGCTGCCATCAGTGGTCATATACCTAAACTTTATCGTAGCCCTTGTAAATGTGTTCGTACCGCCGGATTTCGTTATCCTGTTCTCCGTTGTGAAGTTCTGCACTTCCTGTAGTATGAACACCTCATTTTTTGAGAATAATTCATGAAGTTCGTTCATAACGTTGTCAATCCCACGGAATTTGAATCCCTGTTGCTGGTTCTTCTCCGATTTGGTGATAGCCTTTGTCTCTTTAAGGATATTGGCTATCTTACTGTATATTAACTGTTCACTCATTATAAAATTATTATTTACCAACACAAAAAAGGCAGGTCCGCAGTCCTTACAAAGTTCCGCTTCCTGCCATGATATCTTTCCACTTCTTCAAGTTCGTTTTCTAGAGAATCGATTTCTTCATTAAGCAAGGATATATACTTGCCCTTACATTCAGCATTGAATGTGAGCCTTATCGATTCCTCACTCATTGACTGGACTATATCAAGCTCTGAATAAAGCTTTTCCAATTCATCGCTTATCTGGCTTATAGTTCTCATACCTTTTCAAGAAATTGGATCGGCAATGAGCATACACCTTTCATATTAGGATATTTGACATCAGCATATCCGTTAGCGATATAAACTATTGTACCTGTCAACGTATCACCTATCTCACGTACTTTATCACCTTTCTTCATAAACATTTTATTTTAAGTTCAACTTTAACCGGAGGATTCTCCATCCTGGAAAATCCGTCAAGAATTTGCTCTTTAAGAAGTTTTGGAGGTCTGTCAGTAATCTTACTATCCAATACAGACAGTTCCTCACGTTCACCGTCATAAAACACAAGCGTTACGCCTTGAACTATATATGGATTCATGGCAGTTCGGTATAAGTAAGATTTACACCAATGCAGTCATGTGTCGCACGGATACTGTTACGGTATTTCTCCAAATCATCCACCATAACAGGCATGAACAATTTTACTGTATCCCTGCCACCACTGGCATACACAAGCTGGTAACTTGTTATTTGATATTTCTTTTCCATGATATTTATATTATTGCGGCAATGGTTTCCAAAAATTAATATCCCATGCCCGGTTAGTATTTCCACATATCCAAATGTTCTTCTTATGCTCACTATCGAATACCAACATCCCGGTATTCACAAATTTCCCGGAACTCTTCACAAGCACTCTTGTGTCCAATGGTGGAGGATCTTTTTCTGCATTCCTCCATTTCATGGATTCCAAAACAAATTGAGCACCTTTCTCAAAATCCACTGATGCTGTCTTTTTATGGGTAAGCCCTCGTATACCATCCGCATACTCCTTGGCTTTCATTTTTATAATATCTTTATTCATGATAACTTAACTTGTTTCCAATTAAAAAGCTCCTGCTATCTTCACAGACTACAGGAGCAAAACCTAAACGACTTAATCTATCACTTTGATAACTTACAGCCACCGTCAGCGGAATCGGACCGCCATACTATCCGTTAAATGAAAGTAGAGATTAGAACAGATAATTATTTATGCTTATTTCCTTAGACAGTACCAGCCATGGACGGTGAAATTCCGTACCTATATTCACACACCGGCACGGACAGACAACATTAACTTTATGAAAATAACAAAAAAACTAGATGAAAAAATCATTAATATTCCTTTAACTCCTTATATGTCATTACCACCAATCTCACACAAAATAATGAGATAATAGAAAATATAATCACCGATACGGATTTTATAGGACTTTCCGTAACTATCGCACCATAAATCATTCCTAAGGAACATAGGGTGGCAAATATAGACAGGATAAAATTAGCTGTTTTCATTATATTATTTTTGGGGAAGTTTACTGAACCACTGGTGGAAGCTCTTGTATTTGCTTCATAATGTTAGATACTTCATCCGCATCTACATAGCCGATTACATCATTTGTTATTGAAGTGTTATAGCAAATTCCATTATTATCAAGAACTGCAACCTCATAAGTATCAATACCGTTGGAGTAAAACAAAGTACCTTTTAAAACACTTATTCCATATCCGTTCTCAAACTGCATTTTAGCATGCTTTGCGTTCATATATTCCTCACGGATGGAAGAAGGTAAGAGAAATGCATCTTTAGTCATTTCATGTTGTTTAAAAACCAAATCCTTGAATTGTTTTAGTGCATTCATGTCATTTTAATTATGAGTTTGTTCCCCTCAACGGCTTAAACCGGTTGTCACCCCGAATCTTACGGGAGGGGATATATTTAGACCTTCCGGCGGTACTTGTGCCCAACCAAGTTTACTTAATGCACTAAGGACAAATCGGTGCACCGAAAGTATGTTCAATCAATTATTATAGGCCCTCAATACGTCACGGCATCCCTGCTGGTATTGACTCCTATAATCAGTCCGTTTGTCTGCATTATACGGCTTATGAGTTACACCATATAAGCATTTACAATGATGTGAAAGAACTTTAAGTAGCTCCCCTCAACGGCTTAAACCGGTTGTTACCCCGAATCTTACGGGAGGGAAGAAATAGTAATCAAATCACTTTATGTTTCTCTATGTACCTTTGCAATGAATTTACATTGTACCATATCATTCTTCCATCACGACAAAACGATACTTGCCCACTCTCCCTAACTTTGCGCAGATAATCATCAGCACAGCCTAGGAAGCACATTGCCTCTTCCCTGCTTAGCCATATCTTATTGACGGGTTGGACTTTACCGTAATTTATATTTACCTTTTTCATTTTGTTTATTCTTAATAAATTATTATCTGATTCTTGTCACAATGGTACCGTCAACACCACTTCTAGATATAAAGTTATATCCAATCTTATTCAATCTAGACATAGTAGCACGTACAACATTTTCTTTTATAGCTTTACTTTTAATAAGCCTTGTTTCTCCGACTGCTATACTTTTTAATGTTTCGGCAGGTGATATTTTTTTGATAACTATCGTATTAATATTTTCCATTATATTTGTTTGTTATTTTATTTTTCTTTATGTTTGCGAACGCTGTTATTTAGCAACGATGTTGATAGTGTTGTTTATTAACAGCATTGCAAAGATAGATATTGTTGGTAATATATCAACTTAATGATAGATATTTAACATATAATTAACATTATGGAAACAAAAGAACGTATTATTTCGGCTTACAATTATCTAAAAAATGTAGGTATTATATCATCTCAACAAAATGTTGCAGATAAAATGGGAGTTAGGAAAGAAAGTGTATCTAAAGCGTTTAGTGGTAATAAAAGTTACCTAACCAATACTTTTATTCTTAAATTTAATAATGCTTTTGATAATATGTTTAATAACGACTGGCTTATGGAAGGAAAAGGAGAAATGCTAAAAAACAATCAATCCATTGGAGATATCAAAAACTCAAGTGTACATGGGGTTAACGTAAACGGTAAGGATATATATTCAGAATGCCCATTCGACAAAAACGGTATGGAAATTATTGTGAATATGATTAATCAAAACCAAAAGAATATAGAAATGTTTCAAGAACAAATAAACAGGTTGATTACATTATTGGAAAAGAAGTATAATTAAGAGTAAATAATGAATTACTATTTCTATTGTCAGAAGTACAACAATCAAGGTTAATTGATAGAATACATTTCATGAAGAAGATTAAATTTAGTTTCTTCTAGTATTTCAAAACCTTTTCTTAATTCTTCTGATTCGATATGGCGTTTAGTGATTTTTCTTTTTCCCATAATGAGTAAATTAAAAATATGAATAAAAATAAAGTCATAAATGTTTTAAATGCGGCTAAAGCCAATAATGATTAAGCCGTGAGGAAACAGAGAGGATATGCGGAAAAGAAACGGATGCTGTACTTGCTTTCATCCGTTCCAGCGGAGTATGTGTGATGGGATAAGAGATAGAATCATATATGTTGATGAGAATAAATACGAATTGCTACTTGAAAAGTTTAAACAGAAAAAGAAGAAAAACGTAATTGAGGTGATAAAATATGTTATTGAGATTATCACCTCTGCGATATCCAAACTTTGATATCAATAGTGTCCTCTGAACTCGTCAAGTATTTCAGGATGCTTTTCGTGGATATATCTTATAAATTCGTCCACACTTGCATAATCGTTCTCTATTTGTTTGTCAATATCAACCTCAAAATGTTCGCAATGGAACTTATTGACGTATATATTGAAAAGGGAATGTTTGATAAAAGATTCAAGAATGTCAATCTTATGTTGCAGAGAAGCGACAAATTGAAGGTCTGACAAGTTCTGTTTCGGTTCTTGTTCAATGTGACTTGCTGATTTAAATGGATTTTTCATAATTCGTTCTTTGAAATGTTGTACAATCGGTTAAATGATGAATTTACCAGTCAGGAAACCGTTTATGAAGTAGGATTGGCCTTTCCCGGTAACTTTGGTTGTTATAGTAGTACGCAACACTCCATCATTGCCGGATCGTGTGCCTTTCTTTAATTCAAACAGACCTTGTTCAACATATTGCTGATTAGGTATATTTCTACGTTCACCAACACTTCCTAAATAATGATTATTGCGAAGCCACTCAAACAGTCTGTTCTGCCCAACATGGAATCCATTTTGAGATATTATCTTAGCCAGTTCGCCTATAAGACATGAAGAACGACTTCCTATTACAGCATCAGCAAACAGGACTTTCGGAGCTTGTTCTTCCACCTTCTTTTCTGCTTCAATCCGTTTCTGTTTTTCTTCTTTCAGAGTAGTAGCAAGTTGAATCAGAAAGTCGGGAGATGTAAGAGCCTTTTCTATAGTATCGGATGTCATATACGCACCGTACTTACGAATGGAGGGCAATATTTCATGCGTAACCCATCTTCTATACGGTTTTACTTTCTTGCTAGAACTAAAAAGAAGAACGTCATAGAAGGCTGATTCTGTTATAAACGTAGCAAATGAATTCCCATTCACGTATAAATCAGGATTTAGGGCGTGTAAATCAAGCAGTTGCAAATCTTCATCGTTTAATCTTGTTTTTACTGATGAAGGATTACTCAACTCAACTGCATTGCAAACATCAGCTAAGCAGAAAAGCGGTTCTTCACTTGTTCCAGCTACTCGTACTTCGCCAAATACATCATTCTTAAATATTTTAATCGAATTATCCATATAATAATATTAAAGTTTGCTCTTGTTATTCGTTATAGTTTATACCGTACCCTATCCCTCACCTACCTAATATTTAATTAGGAAGCTGGGTTAACATTCAGACTACATAATATATAACTGAATGTTTGTGCTGATTATACAGTTCCGCCCTCACCTGCCTAAGAGTCTTATCTCTTAACTTGTATCTCGGTCTCTTGTCAAAGTGGTAAAATCTTTGTGAGTCGCCTGTCGTTGGTACGTGGAACGGAGCAGGACATTACAAGAGTTATAATCAACAGAAGAGCCTTTTTATCTCACGGCTGTCATTGGTTTTTGCCAAAGTTCCGCTCGGTGGGCACTGATAGAACCGATTGTGGATTTAATCTAACTTATAGGAAAGAAAAAATCCGTTGCTAAAGTAGAGCGGCAACGGATTTCCAAATATAAAGAAGGCTCACGTTTGAGCGATTGTTTAATCATGTGTCTGTTGCCGCTCTACTTGCAACGGGTACAAAGGAATATGATTAACAAGAGATATCCAAAAGTGTTAACAATAGTGCGATATTCCGTTTAAGGCGGTTATAATCCGTTTTGGGTTGTTATGGTTGGTTATTGGGATTATTGCATTTGCATTATTTAATACCATTAAACATAAATAAGCAAAGACACTCTACTTATCGCAAGCAAAGTGCCTTTTCATTTGAACGTTGGTCGTAACCTCAACGTGCTCTTATGCTAATTGTGGCAATATATTCACTTTAATCAACGCATCACGAAGAACAGATATAGTTGATAAATCATTCTTGAATACTTCGATGTTGTCCTCGGTAACAAGAGATGCGTAGTTGAGTATCAGTTGAGCAAGATCATCAGCAAGTTGCCTAGGTGATTCCATCTCATTGAAAAGTTCTTGAATGCTGGACAAATCGTATTCTTTCTTGTTGCTTTTATTTAATTCCATATTTTTTGTGTATTTTAAAAGTTTACAATCTATTAATTAACAACATTTGCAAAATTGAACATGAAATATGCACCCACCTCATAAGAAAAGTGGGTAAATGAATTTATGTGGCAAAAAACAAGGTTACGCGGCTGGATTCAGCTCACCTTTTATCTGCTTGACCTAAGATATATTGCAAGACATCATGTAAACGAGTAGCATCCTCCTTTGTCAGAATTGCGACTATTTCATCATCATCTTTTTCCATACATACTGAAATGTTCATTTCTTCGTCAGATGTAGTCGAATAAGACTGACCGATTGTAATACTTACACCGTTATCACTTTCAATACTTTCGTAAATAGAACCTTTAATCTTATCCAAGTTCTTGAACATTTGCTTTTCCATAATTATACAGCCATTTTAGAGTTATACAAATCAATTACAAATTTACGACCTTTTTCAGTCCAATACATGTGTTCTCTTGATTTTTGAACACCGTTATCCATATATGGGTGTGGTACGTGCTTAGTATATCCATTACCTCTATATTTGATAGTAAGGAAGTAAACCGATGATTGTTTGTACTGAATGCCCCATTCGCACAGTAGCTTATTCAGTTTGATTGCGGATATTTCCAGAAAAGCGGCTATCATATTGGTAGTAACCAGTCCCTCGCTTGACATTATCTTGTCAAAGCTTTCACCTTTAGGAGCAAGAATCTTTATCTTTTTGTCTTTTATGATAATTTCTTCTTCCTTTTGCTCGATTACCACTTGCTTGTGTTCGTTCTCGGCTTCAAGTTGCTTTAACCGTTCCTCTCTCTTGGCAAGGGTAGCTTGTGCGATGGTTAGAGCACGTGCCATGATTTCTTCGGGAGTGTCGTCCTGCTTAGTGGCGAGGTAGCCGCCTGTCTTGCGGATGGTCTTTAGAATCTCCTTTACGCCTTTCTTAAATTCTTTGGCAATTGGTTTGCGGGATTGCATTAAGACTTCGTATAAGCCATCTTCGGTTAAGAACCAAACTTGCTGATTTCCACCAAGGGTGTCAACAATGTTGGCAACCTTTTCTTCTTCATCTACTGATTGCAACATCATAGTAGTGTTATAACTACCATTACTTCGCTTTGCATAATCAATGCACTCTGCCACTTCTTTGGCAAGGAACAACGGATTTTCGGCAGTTCCATAAACCGTGAACTTGTGCCCCAGCAACTCTGTTTCGCTTAGGACTTGAATAGGATTTGTTAGCATAACAAAAAAAATGCACCTACTACGAGCTGCTAACAAATCCATAAGATTAATGTCGGAGGCGTTTCCGTATCTCCACTCGGTAGGCGCAATATCTTAATTTTATACGATACTACTTATTAATATGTCTTGGCAAAAAAATAACTCTATATGGATAGAGCCATAAGAGTTTGCCGCTCTCATGGATTTGTTAGCACTGCAAAGGAAAACATAATTTTTGATATGGCAAAATTTTGGAGTGTATTTTTGGAAATAAATTATGAAATCACTTCACCTCTCTCCCAAAAGTCTTACATATCATTTGTACAGTAATATTGTGAACTGATAAATATAATTCATCACCTATTTTATTTATGAAAATACTATCATTTCGATGCCCATATACTAAGAACTTAGCAGCTTTATTATAATCAGAAGACGGAGATTTCACATTTGTATAATATTCGTATGACACATCTTCATTTGTGTTAAATCCTAAGTAGGCATCCATTACTATACTTGCGAACCTATTCATTCTACAACCTTTCCCTACATCTATAATATTTTCATAATACACCTCATCATCGTAAACAGAATCTTTCAAATAGTAATACTGATATTCAGAAACATCATATCCTCCAAACATATTTTCACCACGCACTTTACATGATAAGATACACAATGTATCGTTAAGTTCGGACGTTTCAATATCTGATATTTTTAACGCATCTGGGTTTCTTGCCATTTCAAGCATGGTTTTCTCCATCTGCTTTCTTGCCTTACTTTCAAGTCCGTTGCTGCACGACACTAAAGCCAATGATGCAATAATCAATAAAAATAATTTTTTCATAATACCTTATTTTATTCGTTAATATATTACCAACCCATTTCATCCATTTGCCTTAGCTGCTCTTCTTGCTCCTTGCTACCTTGGAAATGAACTTGCTTTCCTCCGTCTTTTGAGTTATATCCACCTCCTTCTAAATATCTTATTCTCGCCTTACGTTCTAATTCAGCAGCTTCTTTCATGCCCATATCACGGAGCTTCTTTTCTCGGTTTACGCTATTCCAGTATTCTTTATCATCCGCGTCCATAGTCCCACGACCACGTTTCTTTGAGTTTCCAGTGGTGGAACCCGATGAAGAACTTCCACCGAATAGTTTCTTTGTAAGTTCATTGTCCAATACTCTAACTTTATCATTAAGAATCCTTGCGTATGGGTTTATCGTGCATACAACCATATATGATAAACTTCGATAATCTAAAACGCAATCTAATAGTAAAGAATCATTCACATAACAATGGTCTTGACGCTCTAAAATTGGACGACCAACTCTTCCTTCAAATTCACGCAATGGAAAACTATTATATTCATTACGGATAGTATCAATGCTCACGCCTAATCCATAATTCTCCATAATTGTATTTGCTATATTCTTTTCGCCTTTGCTTCTTAAATCACCAAAGCCCCTTATTATACATAGTTTCCCTTCGTAAAATTCTAAAGAAAATTGACTTATTCCATTCTTTTCTGCTATGAAAAATCTCCAGTCTTTTATATCTGATTTATAATTGTCGTTGTTTATTAGTTCAACAAATTCACTTAAAGTATCAACAACATCATATCCCATAGATTTGCATTGCAGAGCTACTTTATCATAATCATCACCCATAGTGAATCCATACACCCCCTTTATATTTGAGCTTTTGGCTTTCATTTCTTCCAATGAATCAAATCCTTTACGTGAATCACACGTCACAAAAGCCAGCGCAACCGCCATCAGTAATAAAATCTTCTTCATAATGTTTTGTTTTAAGTTAGTAATATTCAAATATCTATTCTTTTATCCTACCGTTTTCGTCAAATTCAAAAGGAAGCTCCATTTGCCCGATTTGACGCATCTTCATTTTCTTAAAATTATCACAAAACTGCTTCATGTTGTCGGAAACTTGAAACAACGTAACAACCTTGTTTATCTGCTTCTCCAAATTAGGCTCTCCTATATCGGTAGCCAAAAGCTGGTGATACCTGTTTGTTCTGTTCCCTGATTCACTTTTAGGAGTCTTCTTTTTAAGTTCCTCTAATACACCGTTAGGAAGTTCCTCGTATATAAATGTGTTCGTCCATTTTCCTATTATTCCCGGTCTTTTCTTTATACCGTTCACCGTATAATCCCAACCGTTAAGCCTGAAAAGTTCCTTGTAAAATATGTCAGGGAAGCGCTTTTGCCAAGGCAACAACTCTTCTGATATGTATGCTTTCAATATCCTTTGAAGCTCGTCATTCTCACGCTCGTACTGGTAGCCGGTGGCTTCATCAACAAGTGCTGTTATTCCGACGCGTGCAAAAGCACGCATAAGAATCTCGCATTGTTCAGCTATTATCAACTGCCTTGGTGAGAGGTCTATCTCCTTGCGCGCTTGAAGGAATACATCACAAATGTCAGCCAAAACCTCAGCTTTGTACCCGTTAATCTTCTTTCCTCCTTCATAGCATAAAACAGGGCTAAAGTGGTCCGATGATAAGTATTTGGAAATAAACGGACTAAGCGTCTTTTGATTAAGGTATCTGACTATTCTGTGGCCCGATGTAGTTTTATTATCATCAACCATTTTTAGTGCTTCTTGCATTCCCCTTCCTGACAATACTCTTGTCCCATCATTTAGTACATAACATGGTATAATAAGACCGTTAAGATTAAGTTCCCCTTTGTATTGAATTATCTTCTTTTCTTCCATACAATATAATTTTAAGTCAGCATTCAAATTTTCCGTAAATATAGATATTTGGTTTGATTTGTTCTTTATTTCGTTGGATAATCGTATCTTTGCACTATAAACCAATTTGATATGGATAAATATGACAAAGAATTAGTCAGGTTGATTGCGCAGCAAGAAATCATAAAACGTGAAATCTCACAAATGAAAAAAACATCATTTTGGAACTTCATACCAGTGATATGGGGTGGCATAATCACAGGGATAATCATATTCATACTAATAAAGCTAAAATAGAAGAAAGTATCGTTGAAGCCAACGTAAGTATCGCACTGATGATTTGCCACAACCTCATCTTCTTCTTGTATTCGGCAGCTTCCTTTTGCAGCCTTGCGTTTTCCAACGTAAGCACCTCAATTTCTTCTCTCCTGCTTTCACGCTCCGCTTCTCCTTTGAACCCTCCTTGCCTTATAAAGCGTATTCCTTTCTCGTTTATCTTGAATATACTCCATCTGCCCAATGTGGTTATATTGTTTATTGCTCCATATAAGGACAACTGTAAATTCACCTTTTGAAGAAAATTCCTGTCAGTACATTCTTTCAGCTCGGTATCTGTAAAGATTACTTCCCCTCCTCTCTGAAAGGCTTGTCTTATTATCCTTTCAGATATTTCCTCTTCTATATCCATATTCTTTTTAACGACGTTACATTTTAGTTAAACGTTGCAAAATTACAACATAATTCCAAACTGTCCAAAAATAAGAGGTATGTTAGATCGCATGAAAAAAACTAAATAAAAATTTGTCTTTGCAATATAATGTATTACTTTTGCATTATAACATAATACGATATATAGAATGGAAACAGTAATAAGAAAACAAACATCGTTCCGGCTACGTGAAGATTTGCTCCAAGTATTGCAGGAACACGCAAAGAAGGCAAACAGAAGCCTAAACAATTTTGTAGAGAGCACTTTGATGGATGCGATGTATTCTTCACCAAATGAAGAAACGGTTGCAGCCATAAACGAAGCGCGTTCTGGCAAGTATTCTGGAACGATAAACACTACAGATTTTGATTCATTCATGAAATCTATCAACGAAATAGAATGAAGACGATCCGTTATAGTACAAAGGCAAAGAAAGATTTGAAGAAGTATAGGAATGACGTCCAGCTAATGAAAGCCTTATATGATATATTGAAAAAGTTAGCAAACGGTGACATCCTTCCCAAAGAATATAAAGCACATGCCCTAATAGGAAACTACAAGGACTGCATGGAATGCCATATCAAAAATGATTTTCTTCTGATATGGATGGACACAGAACACGATGCAATAGAAGTTATCAGAATCGGAAGTCATTCCGAATTGTTCTAAACATATATTTACTCAAATTTCACCCTCAATACAGACAAGCTTATTAGATTTTCTTTTGTCAATCCTACACCTTTAATGCGAATCAATCCCAAACAGCCCCCACAATCGGAAATCAATATACCGAGTTGGAGGCTAATATTAATTATTATTTCTCAATATTAGCTCTGATCTGTTTAAGTAACAAAAATGCCCCTTCCATCTTATAATTACCCAGACATTGTTGGGCTTGCATAATACAGCTTTCGACAGTGAGAGCTAAATCGGGAGTAAACGCAGATTTATTTATTTGCATTGTTTTGGGAAGTTGGCTAGCATGATCATTGAACCATGCAATCATTTCATTCAATTCTTCCTCTGTGTAACTTTGTCTTTTCTCAGCCATACTATAAAAATTTAAGCTATTATTACAGGAACAGCAAAATTAAAAATCTTGTTTAAAATATGCATATTATGAGATTGATTTATTCATGATTTAGACTTTTTTAAGCCACCCGATATGTAATCTATCACTTTCCTGTTAGCCTCATCAATCTTATCCCTGTCGAAATCAATGTATATATCTGTAACATCACAACCAAAGGAGTGTCCCAAAGCTAAAGATATCACATCTTTAGGGACATCCGCCTTATGTGCTAACGTAGCCCAGGTATGGCGGGCCCAATATGTTGAAAGTTCGGGGAACAATGGTTGCTTACTTTTTTTCCCACCAAGCCCTTTTCGTTCAAACGGACCTATTCCTTTAAGATTCTTATTCATCCTATGGCTAAAATCATGATAGTCTCCATAGTAATCTAATACATCTAGTAAATGAGTTTTACCTTGATACCTGTCCAATATAGCTTGTGCTTCCGGCTCTATTTTAATAGAGTAAAATTTCTTTGTTTTCTGGCGATAATATTCTATACGTCCATCTATTATATCCTTGTGTTCAAGTAAAAGCAAATCACCTATATTTATTCCAACAAGATATACAATCAGCATAAATATATCCCTGTATTTCTTTTCAAACTCCTCACAAGGATAATCACGCAATAATCTCAATTGTTCAACAGATAAAGCACGTTTTCTAGTTTCTTCTTTTTTTATCTTATACTTTCGAAAAGGATATAAGGTAGTAATTTCTTCATCAATAGCATAATTGAATACTGCACGAATGTTACGCAGGTGAATAGAATAAGCGTTTACTTTCATCCCTGATTCAGCCATCCAACTTTCAAAATTAGACAGCCATTTCCTATCCATTGTGTCAAAGGTGCATTCCGGATCATATTCAAGCAGTTTATTTCTAGTTGTATTATAAACCGTTTTTGTTCCTGTATTACTCTTTATGGAAACAAACTCATCAAGATAATCTATAAAACATCTTGTTTTTTTTACAACCTTTTCATCAAATACATATTCGCTGATTATCTCCTTGGCTTTAGCGGAAGGCAAAGAAGATAATCTAGCTTCATCGTCAATAATCAACTTTTCAGCTTTATTCTTCAAACTGACAAGCCTTACATTCTTCACTTTATACTGTGGTACAGATTTGTCCAAATAAGACACTTCATTAAACTTTTCAGAAGACGGTGTAGATATTCCGGTGGAGAAAACAAACCTCGTTTTCCCTATCCGTATCACAAGAAGAATCATCTGAGACCCATCCTTCTTTGCTCTTGTATCAGGTATCAATCTTACTGTTGCCAT